CGGACATTCGGCAATCAGTTCGGCTTGCCCTTGTATGACAAGGAAGAGAACGCCGAGAACCTGACCCGTGGGTCAGATCCTGCACCAACGCCGCGGCCAACACCCAGCGCGGAGTACAAGCGCACGCAAAAGCTGTACGACGAAAAGGTTGAGCATGGGCCCTTTTACGAATGGAAAAACAGGATCAGAAACGCTGGCGCTGATGCCGACTGGGTGGCCATTGAAGCGGCCATTCGTAAAGGCAAAACCGCCAAGGGCATAGACCTGAAATTCACTAACGCTCATAAGTCAGACCTGATGAAGGCGTTGAACGAAAGGAAAAGCGAATTGCAACAGGTGCCGACCGCATGACCATGACCCAGGCCAACTATGACCCCAGCTATTCGGGGCCCTACTTTTCAGAACAGCAGCTAGCGCGGCGGTGGGGCAAACACCCCAACACCCTGCGGCGTTACCGACAGGCAGGCACTGGGCCCGTCTTCTACGAAGTGCGGCAGGTCTTTGGCCCCCGCGCCCCACGGATCCGATACAAGCTCCATGACGTGCTGGCCTTTGAGCTGGCCAACTCCATCACCCCCCACAAAACCAATGGCTGATTTCAACCCTGCTCTCCCCGTTCCCGGCAAGTGGAGCATTTTTCAAAACGACGCCGACGACAAGTACAACCCCAACGGCAAAAGCCTGCGCCTGCAGATTCCTGTCGAATCTGTGGTTGCCTTTGGTCAACATTTGGTCAACTGCCTAGATGACCCCAAAAAGCAGAAAGAGATGACGGTTTGGGACTACGAGGCAAAGGAACGCAAAACGGTCCCTTGCCTGACCGTGTATTTCAAGGCCAAGGATGGTCAGTTTGATGACGAAGGCTGGTTCGGAAACATCAACCCGCCAGCGTTCAAGGCCCCGGACACGCAGCCTCCCGGCACTGTGACGATTGAAGCCACCACCGACGACATCCCGTTCTAATGGCAGGCCCTGAACTCCAAGCCTTCCGAGAGCTGGACAAAATGGGGCTGATCCTGGAGGGCGAGTTCTTCTCGCCCTTTTTGGCAGGCCAAGACCACTACACCCAGCTGTTGGCGGCCATCAAGGCAGACCGCCTGGGCATCAAGCGCCGCGCAACGCCTGACAATCCATCTCAGCAATCCGGCCCACCGCCTGCTGCAGAAGAAGCGCCGTCCTGCGATTAGCTCTGGTCAAGCTGACGCAGAGGCCCTGCAGTTCTGACACGTCTTCAGTGCTCATAATTGATCGCACCATCTTTTCAGTCTCAAAGGATTCTTCAGCTGATGGGGTGACGATCATCCAGTCGAAAGACATAGGGCCTCCGCATGGTTATGGCCTAATAGTGATCATCCAACCGGAATCTGGCCCCTCAAGCAGCCACCTGTAGTTGAACTCTGACTGGCGGATGCGAACCGATTTGCCCGACCTTGAGAGATCGTGGCCGCCTTTCTGCATAAGCGGAAAGCCCATCGGATCGTGCATGACGTAATACTGATCGCCGACGGGGCTGTGCCTGCCCTGCACGCCTGTGATCACGGACCAATGGCCACATGCAGGCCCCCCGCACATTGGCGGTTCGCCCCGTGTCAGGTCGCCTTTGTCGTACCACCCGACCAGGACCGCCGATCCCCGAGAGATGGCCTCCGCGATCATCTCCGGATTGCCCTCCTGAGTGAACTCAACATCCAGGCCCAGGAACCGAAGCGTGCGGAGCTGCGCGTTGACGCTGGTGGTGTCACCAAACTTGGATAGGTGCCAGATGTACTCGTTATCACTACCGACCAGATGGGCGCTGGCTGCGAGCATGGCGGCGGAGGAGGCGAAACAATCACGCCAGCCGTCGGGGCCGTTGTCGGTTTGTTTGAAGTAGGGAACGTAAACCTCCTCGTCGATCCCAGCAGCCCGCCACGCCTCGAACCAGTCACTATCTTCCTGGAGAAGCTCAGCAGGCATGGCCTCTTGTAGGGCCGCAACTCCAGCCAAGTGGTAGGGCGAATCATCGCGGAAGTGCTGGAAGAAGGGCAGCAAACTGAGCACGCTCAGGGCACCGACAGACGGCCTGATGATGGCTGGCCACATGCGCTCTCGCCAGCTGTATATCCGGCGATGAAAACCAGCATTGAGCTGAACAACAGCAGCGTGACCGCGCCGCCTGCAACGATCCAACCCGTCAACGAAAAGACGGACATTTTCATTTTTCAACCCTTTTCTCCGGATACATGGAGTTGACCACAAAGGAGACCACTTGGTCATCGATTTGTGATTCGGTCGATTCTGCGTAGGCGGTTAAAAGATCGACCACCAGTTTTTTGACCCCTTCCGATTGCAAGAACCGAAACAGGATTGGGCGGATCAGTAGCAGCATGGTTAGGCCTGATCGTTACCCTTAAAGCGTAGCTCTGTTGCGCTATGGCAGAAACACCACAAACCAAGCCGGAAGAACAGGACGATCAACAGCACTCATGGCTAGGTGATGTCGTCCGCGTAACCATCCTGCTGTGGTCGATGGGCATCCTTACGGCGAATTATCTGGGGATCTTTTCGCAGTCTGTAGATCCAACTTTCCCGGCCAGCTTGTTGACAGGGACGGCGGCGACTTACACGCCAGCCTTGGGGAAAATTGGCAAAAAAAAGAAGGAGGAGAACGGCGTTATCGTTGATAGCAGTAAGTCATCTGCAGGCATCAAATGACCCGCGCACTTTTTGTATTGGGCATCACTTTGTTGGCTGCCCCGGCACATGCTCAGATCACCCACCGGCTCGTTCAGAGCGCCCAGATCTCGGTGGATCAGGCTTACAGCTCCGCCAAGCGGATTGGTTCGACCTACAGCGCGTCAGGCACAAACGTCACGCCCAGCGTCACCAGTGGGGGCAGTACTACCAGCGGGGCCATTGGTGGCCTGAACCTTGGCAGCTTGACCAGTGGCGTGCCTGCCATGGTTGACACCGACTATGCGGTCACAACCGCCGGTAGTGCCTTCTCGTTTAGTGAGTCGGCTGTGATCGGCGACACGATCAGCGCAGCCACCGAGGTGACCACCACAACCGGCAACGTTGACGATCTGCCCACCTACGGCGAAGTCGTCACGGGTTCGGGAGGAGTCAAGGGGACACTAGCCGCCACCAATCTGAGCAGCGGAATCATGACGGTTACCGCAGGCGGAGCGGGCACCAGCGCGATCCTCAGCAACAGCATGGAGATCGAGATTGACTAGGGCCTGGCTGCTGGTTTTGCTGCTGCCTAGCCCAGGGCTCACAGCGCCGTTGGTGCCCCAATTTACCCAGGGGCAGCTCAATTCTCGGAGTGAGTCCCAAACGGTGATAACTGAGCAGATCACCAGCTACAACTACCGGACCGGCTACAGCTATTCAGCAGCAGGCCACAACGTTGAAACGGTGGGTGATGTGCCGATCTCACCCGAAGCCACCGTCACCAACAATCAGACCGTCGGCGGCGTCAGCTTTTCCTGGACTAGCCCCAAACTTGAAACCAAACCCCAATGGCAAGTCGTCAACCCTGGCGCAAGTTGGAGCATCACCGAGTCGTTCCTAGCTCCGGGCTTGGATGCCGTCACGAATGTGACCAGAACCATCCAGACGACCACCACCACAGAATCGCAGTCGGTGTTCTCTCAGTAGCCCTCGCCCTGGGCGGGCCTGCACAGGCCAACACAACGGTGGCAAACCCGCAGAGCACTAGCACCGGGCAAGCCACGGTGAACGCATACCAGATGATGACGGGACCACACCCGGTTTACCGGATGTCGCAGGGCATCCAGTGCCCTGGGCCCACCCTTACGGTGTCGCCTTTTGTCACTGGGGCCAGAAACTGGGATCTGCCCTTTGAGTCTGTGACCCGCACGCCGGTTTACTCAACAGCAGACGCCGACGACAATGGAGAGCCCGATGATGCGGGCAAGGTGTTGTACTACTCAGAGCTGCCACGCTTTGAGAAGGACCGCCGATCGCTGAACTACGGCATCACGGCCACCTTTTCTGTGCCGTTAGATAACAGGCTTGCGGATCAGTGCCGCCGGGCCGTAGACACAAACATCAAGCTCCAAGAGCAACTGCTAGCCACCAAAAGGTTGGAGCACGAATTATTCCGGGCACAGCAGTGCGGGGATTTGGCCGCCAAAGGCGTCCAATTCGTTGGGCGCATGGCGGTGGTCTGCAGTGACCTGATCGTGACAGTGCCGCCGGTCAAGATGGTGCCCCACACTCACGCTATTTCCGCGCCTTCCGCTGCGCCTGCCTCCGGAGAAAAGTAGAGGGCCGCGCCTCCTGCTTACGGGTCACAATCTGCTTTGCCTTGGTCAGCAGCTTCTTCACCAAGGGCTTGATGATCCGCACCAAAAACGGCGTGCTCAATGCAGCTGTAGTGGCCACCACGGCAATGCTTGCGGTCTGCGCTGCCTCAAAAGGCGACGGCACCGCCTTGATCAGCTGCTCTGTCACCGGCACGTTCCGATAAACCTCTTTGCAGACACCATCGACCAGCTCGTAAGACTCCAAGATCTTGCGGCCATTGGGTGACAAGGTGCCCACCTCTGTGGCATCAGCTGGCGGACACTTCACCTCTGGCGGTGGCTTTTCTTCCGGTGGTGGTTTCGGCTTGGCCTTCTGCCCTGCTGGTGGCTGCTCTTGCTGCTGGTTTTGCGCGGGCGCTGACTCGATGATCTGCAGTTTTCTGGCATCCCAATCCATCGGCGTAAAGCTGGGCAGCTGGCCTTCTGGGCAAGCAATGCCAACGCCGTTTGGGTCGTCCCGCAGCAGCGACGGGTTCAGATGGGCGTCTCTGTGAACCCTGGCACATCCAGGCACCTCATAGATGGGCCTGGGGGCTAAGTTCTGCGTAACCGGAGGGGGCAAAACATGGGGCTCAGGTATTGCCCTGATCTGTATCTCCGGGATCTGTATTTTTGGGATCTCCGGCATGAAGGCTGAACGCTTTACTGCAGGTTCGTTGTTTATTGAACGGGTGCGAATGAGAGAAGGCCCGCCCGTGGTTTACATCTGCAAGTCTGGGCCGACTGCTATGTCGTTCACCGACACCAAAAAATTGCTGGCCTTCATCCGCTGGCCTAAATCAACACCAACAGGTCAGCTGATCCGCGAATGGCTAGCGGGGTTTACTTCTGAAACGGCACCGCAGGACCAGTCGCCTTCGGGAACTCAGGCAGAGCACCTTCAATCTCACCCGGCACCATCTGGGTCAGCGTCTCCGTCAGCTCCAGCTTGATGTCGCTGATGTACTTTTTGACCATTGATGGCCCACGGGTAAAGGCCATGACGATCACAGCTGCGTTGCACACCGCAATCACAAAGGTCACCGCTGTGAGGGTGTTGAGATACTTTTGCATGGTTGCCTAGATAAACAAAAGGCCCCCGCTAGGGAGCCTCCTGCCTTGTGTGAGGAATGGAGTCGGGGAACACCGTTCCGTCTGAGTTATACCTCAGAGGTCAAATTTCCCGCCAACTTTGAGGTTGAACGTGGTGTCAGAGTCGATAGTGGCGAATGACAGCTCGGTGTAGCCAGGGCCAAAGCCGTAGCCAGCCTTACCGCTGATACCGACCTCAGTGTCGGTGCCGGTGTCAGGAACCCGGATCATGGGGCCGATTTGGGCATAAGCGCCGTTGCCCTCGATCCCCAGGTGCAGGTCTACATCAGCGCCACCAACGCCGTTGGAGCCCGTTGCGCCGACGTTAGCTTCCGGGTTGAAATACACCGGAGCGGCGGAGACAGACAGGGGGGCCAATGCACTGACCGCAAAAGCGGCGGCACCAGTCACAAAAGATTTGATCATTGTGAGTAGAGTTACTTACCTTGGCCACGATAAGGTTTTTTGCCTTTTTTGGGCCTTGAATTTCGGCCATTTCCTTGAGTGGTCCGTTTCGGTTTACCGACAACAAAAACATTTCCGTTAAGTGACTTGGCCATCAGATGCCGTCAGTCGAATCCAAGTTTTGATACTTAAGGGCCAACCCGGTGAAAATTCCGTGTTGTGGATGTGAGATTTGGTCCCGGCCATCCAAGAAAAACAATTCCTCAAGCCACATGGTCCGAGCACGCATTGCAGGCAAATCAGAAGCCCCCGGCTTAGCGGCGATCATTGGATCGGGGCGTTGCATCAAGCGGCCTCCAAGGCTGCGACTTTGGCTTCAAGCGTTTCAATCTTACCGATAGCCTCTTGCAGCGCAGCAGTCAGCAATGGCACCAGCCTGGATTGGTCAATACCCTGATAGTCAGGAATCGTGTTGCCATCCTCATCCAGCTTGTTATCGCCAACAGAAACACCCTCTGGCAGCTCTTGGCCTTCTTTCCAAACTTCTACGCCGTTGTGTGTTCCACTGATGGCTTCTGGCACAACGGTTTGCGCTTCGTGTGCCAAGAAACCGTCAACAGTTCTGTCAGCTTCACCAATAAAGTTAAACCGTTTAGGCGCGAGTTGTTTGACACGAGTAATGGCACCATCAAGGTCAACAATGTTTTCCTTTAAACGATAGTCAGACGAGGTTACATAATTAGTTGACGTTGTTCCATTTTGTTCAATCTTGCCAGTGGTAGATCCTGCTGAATTTGTAAATATAAGAAAATTTTGATTCAAAGTTGAAGTCGTAGGCCGTAGATGGATTCCATTTCGCGAAGCGTCAAAGCTCACTTCTATTTTTCCGTTGCCGGCATTGGCTGCCGTTCCAATCCGAAGGTCGCCAGCATCTGAAACCATCATTCGCTGGGTGCTTGAGTCACCATCGGCATTACCTGTGTAAAACTCAATCTGACCAGAACTACCGCGAATCTCTAAGTCGTTACCAGCCAGTTTGATTGGAGCAAAAAACTGATCGTTTTGGTTTAAACGAAGAGTAGGAGTGCTGGATTTTTTAATTTCTACGGTGCCATCACTCTTGATTTGCATCCGCTCAGTTGGGCTTGTTCCTCCGTCTGGTGTTGTCGAAAATATGAGGCGACCTGGCATGTCATTGGAGCCAGGCGTGCCGTCTACTTTTGCATTGATGGATGCGGCAGTTGAGTTCAAATCAGTGCCATCTGCACCACACCATTGAAGAACTCCTAAATTGTCTCCATCCACGCGATTTTGCTAGTGAAATATGGGAAACGTTTCCAGCAGCTGCCCCGGCATTAGAAATTAAATTCAGAGATGAAGTTGCAAAATCTGTTCCTTCTACCTGCAACGAAGCAGTGACATCTCCAGCCGAACGGGCGGTAGAGGTGCCAAGCAGCACTCGACCTGAAGAGTCAATATCAATCCCGCCGTTAGCTGATGCGGTGTTCTCGTAGCGATTAGCCTTCAGGGTTGACATGATCAGGCGGCCTCCAGAGCGGTAACGCGGGCTAGCAGATCATCGATCTGAGCCTGTTGTGCAGTAATCGTAGCCTTTTGCCTCTTTATTAGATTTACCAAATGCGGGACAAAACGATCGTATTGGACGCCCTCTGGGACAGGATCAACAGGAGAAAAAATTGCCTCGCCAGTTTTTTTGTCATAGCTGGCTTCAGTCGTTCTATAGCTGACTAAACGTGGATCAATTTCAGCAACCTCTTCTGCAATGAAGCCCCAGAAACCATGCTCAGGGTTGTCTTGCTCGCAGAGCGATCGATACCAAACAGGGCGGCACTCGAGCAATGCATCTGCGTATGAATCCTCAATAGTTTCAACATTAGTTTTGTATTTTGCAGACGATGTGGAACGCATTAATGAACCACTAGAGTTGACATTAACGTTTGCCGCGCTGCCAGTGGTGTCGTTATAGATGCCAGTCCATCCAGTTAAATTCCCGTTAGCAATAATTTTGCCTCGCGCAGATGGCTCATGGGATCCGTCGGCAGATGTATAAAAAATTAGCTCGCCACCACGTCCACCAGATCCTCCAGTCGTATCGCTGAAGCATGAAATTCTTGCCCGCTCAACAGGATGTTGCCCTGATTCTGAGCCAAACGAAATTGTCCCCAATTCAGTATTGTCGCCAACATTTGCATTGCGGACGATATTGATGCGAGCAAAGTCGGCGGTATTGGCTACGGTCAAACCGTCGCCTGTTGCTCCACCTACAATTTGCGCACGGTTTGCGTGACCTAAGCCATTGATGTTGGGATTAATAAGTGAAGTGCTCCCAAGCAACAACCGCCCCGATGAATCCAGGCGCAATCGCTCAGTGGGAGAGTTTGCACCGTCTGCTGTGGTGGAGAAAACAAGCCTGCCTGGCATGTCATTGCCGCCAGGTGTGCCATCAATTTCTGCTTCAATCCAAGCTGCATAACTGTTTACATCTGTGCCATCTGCCCCCGAAAAATAAATAGAACCCGCAGTGTCGCCATTTTGAACAACAGTGCTGGAACCTGTCGAGGTTCCCCGTGTTTTGCTTAACGCTAAAACTGGACCTCCAGTATCGTTGCTATTCCTAATAACAGACAGGGTAGAAGTTGATACATTTGTTCCTTCTATTTGGATTTTGGGCTGGGCAACGTTTGCCACATCTCTTGACGAGCTATGGCCCACTAGCAACCGCCCCGAGCTGTCTTCGACCATGCTGGAAAACTCCAGCTCGCCTGCCGTCCCAGAGTTCTTCAGAAACTGCTCTGCACTGCCGTTGCTGGTTGGCAGTGTGAACGTGTTATTGCCTGCCGTTGCAGGTGCCTTAATCGAAACGTCGCCGGAGTTTGAGCCTTTGAGTCGAAGTGTCATGATCAGGCAGCCTCCAAAGCGGTGACACGCGCCAGCAAGTCGGCGTGCTGTGTTTCAAGTGTTTCAATTCTAGTCTGAGCCTCCTGAAGAGCCTTAACGGCCTTCATGTAAAGCACGGAGTAGTTCACCGACTTGGTGACGGTGCCAAGGTCATTACCTTCTTCGTCACGGTCAGGTGATTCACTGACAAGACCAGGCGATACAGTTTCAACTTCCTGAGCGACAACACCAATTTGAGTGTGTGTTTGGCCTTCAATAAAGTTGTAGTTACGAACGCGAAGATCTTTGATGTCGTCCCACTGAGAAGAAGCATCAACGATGTTTTCTTTCAGTTTGGCGTCAGAGATAGCGCCGTAAGAGTTGTTAGTGTTAGTGACATTGCCATTGTTACTAACAATAAAACTCGTTGACATATTAGATATGTTGCTGGCGCTATGTCCGCCTTGAATTAGATTATTAGTGCCAGCCGATGCTGTGCTACCAATCCTAATTCCAATTCCACTTGAATAAATTGTTGAAATTTGTCCGTTTTGACCAATCCTCATCCGCTCGGTCAAGCTGTTTGACCCGTCAGCGGTAACCGAGAACTTCAACCTCCCAGGCATATCGTTCGCACCTGGAGTCCCGTCAACTACGCAAGAAATCTGTGCTGCTCTGATTAGATGACTTCCATCAGCACCTTCAAAATTGATGCTTCCAATAGTGTCACCATCCTGAACAATGGTGGTTGAACTTTGACCTGTGCCTCTAGCTTTACCTAAAACAATGTGAGACGGACCATCATTATCTGAGCTTCTGATAACAGCTAAAGTGCTTGTATTTTGCGTAGTTCCTTGTACAAAGACCTGTGCTGAGTCGCTGCCATCATTGAGATGTTCGCGTGCAGCAGTCGTCCCGATTAACAACCGCCCCGATGAATCTATGCGTGTGCGTTCCGTAGAATCAGTGCCAAAAGTTAATGCTTGATTTGCTTGTTCATACTGAACATAACCGTCATATTCAGCATCGCCACTTGTTGCGTCTGAGAAAAAGAGACTGCCATTGCCGTTTGTGGCAGTGCGAATTGTAATACCACCACTAGCGGAAGATTCAACAGTTAATTGTTCAGCGCCAGAAATACCTGGGGTTGTTGTCCCAACCAACACCCGCCCAGAGCTATCAACCGTCGCCCTAGTGCTGCCGCCAGTTGCAATCTGAACCGTATCCGTTCCAAACACAATGCCAGTGTTTGAGTCGGTGCCCTGCAAAGCAGGAGTAGTGGCGCTGCCGTTTACGCCGCTGATACCAGTATCGCCGTCAATTTGGATTGCCATGATCAGCTGATAACGAGGTGAGAGTTTGAGGGAACCGTGAGGGTACGGCCAGCATTTATGACCAGCGGGCCGACACAATGCGCTCCACGGGCGGCAGTAATTGTGTGATCAGTAGTGACCGTTAGTTCATTTTCATAGAAAATTTGATCACCACCTGAGCCACTTGCCCCTCCGCCCACAGCCACAAAGCTAGAGCCGTCGTAGATCTCGGCAGCATTGTTATCGCTGTTGAACCGAAGGTCTCCTGCGGTTGGGCTGCCTGGTCTTTGCGCCGTTGTACCAGACGGCAGCTGCAGCGCCGACGTGCTGTTGATGACAACATCGCCCGTGAACGTCGGGCTAGCAAGCGTTGCCAGGCCCAAGTTTGTGGTCCCGATGGGGCCGATGGTGACGTTCCCATCGTTGGAAGCATTGCGGGCCTTCAGATTCCCATCTGAGGTGTCCACAAACAGCATGAACTTGGCCGTCGTTGACGGCGTGCCGCTGCCCTCATTCAGGGTCAGGATCGACTGAAGGACTTGATTTAGCTCTGTCCGGAAATTTTGTCCCGACTGGTTATCGAGGACATAATCAGTTCTAGGGCTCACACCTAAGGCGCAGCAATAGGTTCAGTCTATACGCCGCGTCCATATCCATTGGCTGCGTATGTGAAGTTGCGATTCACATTGCTGCCGCCTGCGTCCAGGATGTCTAAGTCAAAGCCTGTGGCGCTGACGTTGCTGATGTTGACCCGCTCGCCGTTGCCCAGGTTCTGAACCACGACGCCAACGCTGGGCAGATAGGCGTTAGCTCCTCCAGCGGTTGCCGTGCCAACAAAGAATGGTTTTTGGAAGGTCACCGACTTGGTGCTAGTACCAGAGGCAATGGCCGTGTGGATCTGATCAACTCGCGGGTTTACCAAGACTTGGTAACCCACCTGATCGATCAGGATGTTTTCGTCGATCTTGTTGCTGGTCAGTTCGGCTTTGAACTGAAAGGCTCTGCCCTTGAAGCTTCCGTTGTTGAAGGGAATCCAGTCCCCGTATGTAGGGCTGCCGCTAGGGTCGTCATTTGTAGATCGGGCGTATAACTCCGCATTGATATTCTGGATGACACCACCGTCTATGTCCTCCCAAGTGTCGATTAATGCGGTTCTGCCGTCGATAAAGTCAGACGGGAAGAAACCCCGCGTGACCATGTGACGGCGCATCTCGATCGAAGAAAAGGCGATCCCCAGATCCAAAGTGTCTTGAAATAGGTAGGTGCCACTCGACTTGACGTTGCCCAGAAAATCAATCGTCGGTAGTGCATCAAAATCAACAACGTCATCAATTAAACCGTCTCCTTCTAATGTCAGAGCAGTTTCGGTGCTTAAGAAAAAACAGTTTGTTTTTGTGCCGGGGAACGGCGGAGACTCTTGGTCTTCTCTATGTGTAAGAGCTAAAAGCTGGCCCACCGAATCGGGGACATCGACAAGCACGCTCGTTTCTGACGTGCTTAGGCGGCCACCATCATCAGCAAACTTCAGGATGTATTCACCCTCTAGCAAAGGAACGACAACATCAGTTGAAGCACCGGCAATGGCGTTAATTAGGTCAACGCTGTTTGAAAACGTTCCTGTGCCATTGGTCAGGCTGCTATGGCGCACATGGACTTTGCCGCCGACTTTTACATCCAGATCGACGGTTTGATCCCATTTAAGTCGGGCACTGTTTGCAGAGATGGGCTCAATCGACAGGTTTTGCACATTGCCTGGAGGTGCAGTCTTACCCTCAAGCGTGAACTGTGCGTTGGCAATAGCACCGCCTTTCCCGAGAAAATTAAAAGCTTGGACCTTGACGTCAAGGGTTCCTGCCCTCAGTGAACGCAAGGTAACCTCAGGCGCTGCAGTTTCGATTTGCTCGAAGTTATCGCTGTCAATCCGGTATTTAACGATGTAGAAATTAACGCCCCTTGAGGGAGCCGTCCAAGCCAAGCTGAATCCAGCAAGAACGCTTTGACCGCGCTGATAAAGGAACTCACTGCCAGAGATGTTGGTTGGGGCTCCAGGGGCGTCCGTCAGGTTTGTGATGTCCCGTTGAGTGAAATCTAAATCCTGCTCTACAGCGTCATAAATAGTCTCGTTGTATTCAATAGCGGTAACAGCAAACGTCGAATCATCAGATTCGGCAACGCTAAGAATCCTAAATTGGTTTGATTGAATATCTGATGTTTGTATTAAATAAACTGACTGACTTTTCGGTACTTGCGAAAAATTAGCGCCAACAGTAATTACCCGATCAGTAATTGAGCTGATCGTGCGCGTTTCAACCAGACCGTCAGGCATCATTGCCGTGATAGTTGGCGAGCTAGTCAAACTAACGCTTAGATCTGCGCTGCTATCAACAGTGATGCTGTTCAGCGTTGCAGAGCTGATTCGGCCACTACGACGAGTGCCAGCTTTAACGGGATCTGCAATATCAACGACAATCCCCGGCCGAAGAACTAAGCCACTCTCTGCAGAAACCCCGAAGCTGACTGTTTGAGTCAATTTAGCTTCTGTCAAAAGAAGCCACTTGCCCAGCCTGTGGGCCTGGCCCTGGGAATAACAGCCAATGGCCCGCACTTCTTTGTTAACAACGCCGTATTTTGCGACCTGATCTGCGAGTTCGACGTATTCAAAAAGAACTTCACCCAGCTGCTCATAACTTTGGTAAGCGACAGTCGCGCAGGTGTGCCGAGTTTTTAGGGCAGAGCCCGCGTAAACAAAATCACCACCAATAACATTGCTAGGCCCAAGTTGATAGCGGGAGTCTGTGGGCTTGTCCTGGTTCAGAACTAATGTTCCCGCTCCGTAGTAAGCGATCCCACGGAAAAGGCTGGTCAGCTCTTGAATTGCTGAATAAACTTCCTTCCGGGTGTTTAGGACCATGTTGCAGGAGAACCTTGGCTCCTGTCCGCCTTTGCCATCAGGCACTAGCTGATTACAGTAGACACTAACATTGTAAAAATCAAACACGTCTAAGTTTGACTCAGGGATGCCAGCCCCCCAGCGCGTGTCTGTCAACAATGCAAACAGCAGCCAGGCCGGATCGTTGGTAAAAGTAGCCGCGCCTAAAGTGCCATTAAAAAGCCCGGCATATGTAATTCGTCCTATATGTGTTGTCGTGTCTACCGTTGCATTATGAGGCACTTTTACCTTAATCCCGCGCACTAAATACTTGCGACTGGGGATGTTTGAGAACTGCCTTGAATCTAATTTTAGAAAAGACAAAGCAGTGTTTGGATAGCGCAGCTTCTCGTCAATAATTTCTGTATAGCTTGACCAGTTAGTTGCATTTGCTAAACGCTGTGATGTTGAATCATCTGTTACTCGCTCAACCTTAATATCAACCGGGAACCCTCTTCCTGCTATAAGTGGAATCATGTAATCTTTCTGGTAAGAACTACTCGTTTTGCCGTTAATTGTATCGTTTACAACAAGCTCAAAACCACCGCTATTGTGTTGCCGGTGAATTTTTATTTGAACGCTTGTTCCTCTAATATCGCCGTCATCTTCTACGTTTTGAAGGGCAGGGATTTGCAGTGTTACCCGAACACGATCAACTTCAGTGTCTGTTATTTGCCTTGTAATTGGAGTCGCCTTAACAACCGCAAGGCCTACATTTTTTTCGCTCTCTACCCCTGCACGGTCTGTAATGTATGACTGCGCCTGAGTGCCGTCCCTAGTAGTGAGCGTGTAGCCGGTAAAGTTATTCTTTCCTGCACCATCTTGAAGGGGCGTTCCGTCTAAATAGA